ATAAATTAATGAATTTAATCAAATTATTAAATAATTATTTAAAACCAGGTGGTAGATTTATATTTACATGTTTTAATGGTTATAAAGTATTTAAATTATTAGAAAATAGTACAGAATGGAATAGTTATGACGAAAATAATAATTTAAAATATTCTATTAAAAAATTATATAATACAGATAAATTTTTAAATACTGGTCAAAAAATTGATGTATTATTACCATTATCTAATAGTTATTATACTGAATATTTAGTTAATTTAGATTATGTATTTGATATATTTAATGAAAACAATTTTGTATCTGAATTATCCTTATCATTTAATAACTTTTTAGATGCTTTTAAATCAGATAATAATAAAATGTTTAGTGGATTATCTAATATTGATATTGAATATACAAGTTTATATCAAGTAAATATTGTTAAAAAAAAAAGATTTAAAAACAATATTATTATTAAATCAAATATTGAACAATTATTTGATAATAAGAATAATATTCATAATATTAAAGGTTCAAATGAATTTCAAAATAATATTGAATCAAATAATTTAAATCAATTATTAAATGTTAATAATGCTAATAGTATTTTATTAATTATTAATACTACAAATAATAAATTACTTAAACATATTGAATCATTATTTTTAGATATTAATTATAAAAATAAAAATATTAATAAAAAAAATAAAAATAAAATTTTTAAAATAATTGGATTTGAATCCAATAATAATAATTTTAATGAATGGATTTCAATATATAAAAATTTAACAAAAAATAATTATGAATCTATTATATTTTATGATATTTCATTTATATTAACTGAAGAATATGAAAAAATATTATATAAAAATCCAATTTTACCAATTATATTATTTGATAATAATTATAAAATAGTAATTATTAATTCTAGTTTATTAAATAAAATTTTAGAAAGTGAATTAAATATTTTAGAATATTTTAATATTAATAATTTAACTTATTTTAGTAATGATTTATTATTTAATCAAAATATTTTTAATAATATGAATATTAATAACTCTATTCAAAAAAATGAATTAAAAGAATATGATATAATAAAATTCAATTAAATATTATTATAAAATTCAATTACTTCATTATTTACTTTAAATGCTGATTTAGATAAATTTGATATATATATTGAATTTAATTTTTTTGCTCTTGATAATGCCACATATGCCATACCATATTCAAAAATGGATTCACCTAAATCAATTTCTATATAATCTAATGTTTGGCCTTGACTTTTATGAACTGTTAAAGCATATGCTAATTTAATTGGTATATAATTATATTGAATTTCATTATCTAATTCATGTGTATATTTAACATAATTAATATAATATAACATATTATTTATAGTTTTAATTAAAATATTTGGATAATCTATATTAACTATAATACCTCTAGTTCCATTAACTATTTGATTATTAATATCAATATTATGTGTAACCATAATTTGTAATCCTTTACATAATTTTATTTCTTTATTTTCTAATTTATTAATATAATTTACAATTTTTTTATTATTGTTATCATATTGAATTGGAAAATTATAAACATCATAATTAAATGTTTGAACTAAATTATTAAACTCTTGAGAATTAATTCTATCTATATCAATATTTTTTGAATATATAATAGTTGGTTTTATGTCATTATTAATTTTATTATTTTTTAACAATGATAATTTATCATAAATATAATCAGTAATATTATTAATTTTAATATTTTCTAAAATATTTTGGAATTCTAAATCATGTATTTGTCTCATTTGATTTTTTAAAATAATTGTATTAATCCTTAAACGATTCCATATTTTAGCTTTAAAGCAATAGGTATTATTTATAGGTGGTAACTGATAAAAATCTCCACATAATATAATTTGAATACCCCCAAATGGTTTTTTGACATTTTTTATTAAACTTAAATACGCAGCTATTTTACTAAATAATATATTATCAATCATAGATATTTCATCTATAATTAATATTTCTAATTTTAATAATTTATAATAATCACTTTTATTTTTTTTAGATACTAAATTATTATATAATTCTTCAACTGTTTTATTACCAATTCCAATTTTTAAATATGAATGTAATGTTGTTCCACCAATTAATGAAGCAGCTATTCCAGTTGATGCAGTAATTCCAATATTTATATTTTTTCTTTGGTTATATTTGATAATTTTTTTTAAAACTGTTGATTTACCAGATCCTCCTGCTCCTGTAATAAATAGATTTTTTCCAGTTTTTGCTAAATTATAACATAATAACTGTTCTTCATTTAATTCTGATATGTCTTCAATAGTTTGTATAATATTTTCAATAACTATAGGTATTTCAGGCTCAATTCTATTTTCTTCATAATCTAATTGTTTATATAATTTATACTTATTATTCATAACAGTTTGTATTAATAATTTATTATATAAATCAATCATATTGATATCATCATTTAATAATATTTTCTCTAATTGTTTTATTACTGCATATTCAGAACGTTCAATTATTTTTGAAATATTCTCAATAGAATTATTATTTATTATTTCTTTTACAATTAAAATATTTTCATCATTTTGCCATCTTTTACCTTTATTCATATTTAATAGTATTGATTATAATAAAAAAATAGTTTCAATTTTAAAATATATTTTTAAATAATAAATAATAAATAATGACAATAAATATTAAAAAAATTTTAAAATATATTTTATCTTTACATGGAAAAGAATATGATTTTTGTATTAATCATGATATATTATTTGACTTAGAATTACTATCAAAAAATATTAATAATTCAGATATTGAATCAATTTTATCTAAACAGTTGTTATTAGTTAAAAATAAAGATTATAAAATTATTCAAGATGTTGAAATTAATAGAACTTATAAAGATATTAAAATAAATAATATTTATAAACTTACACCAAATGCGTTAAAATTAATAATTCTTAAAATATAGTAAATTATTATTTTGTTAAATCAAATTTTAAATATTTTTAAATAACAAACAATATTTTTTATATTGATCTTCCCAATTAAAAATAGGTTTATAATGTAAATTATATTTTTTTTGAATTTCATCATTCCATTTATATAATTCTTTATTAGGTATTTCTTTTAATTCAGGTAACCATTTTTTAATATATTCGCAATTAGGATCAAATTTTTTAATTACTTCATTATCTATTCTCATCATACGTCCTGTTAATGGATTACAACCCTTTTTACTAAAACGTCTTCCTGATAAATCTAAATCTGTAAACCATTGATGATTTAACTTATTTTGACTAGTATTACAATCAACTAAATAATAACTAAATCCAACTTGAGATCCATATTTAGGATGTAAAGGATCAATTAATAAATATTTAATCCAAAATGTACCTAATATTAATCGAATTCTATTTCCTATATAACCTGTTTTAATTAATTCTTTCATAGCTGCATCAATTATTAAATAACCGGTTTTAGAATCCATTAATTTTTTCCATAATTCATAATTATTTTCCCATTTTATTTTATTAAATCTAGAATCTATAAATAATGAATAACTATTTGCATTTTGTACATATCTTAAAATAGTCATATAAAAATCTCGCCAATGTAGTTGTTTCTTAATTTCAATATTATGTTTTATAATATGATAAAATTCTCTTACTGATATACAACCAAAATTTAATGATGCAGATACTTGATATGTATTAAAATTTAATAAATCTCTTTTATTACTATAATTTTTATAAACTTCATTATTATGTATTTTTTTTAATGCTTCTTTTCTTCCACCTTTTTGAATTAAAAATTTATTATAATTATATAATTTATTTAAATTATTAATATTGAATGAAAATTTATTAATAATATCTAATTTAATATAATTTTTAAACTTATTTTTAATTACATTATTTACTTTAGTTTTTATTGCATTTTTATAAAATGCCCCAAATACCATATATGCAGAATTATTAGATTTAATTAAATTATTAAAAGATACTAATGTGATATCATTTTCTTCAGTTAATAAATTTACATTTTTAAATTTTTTAATTATATTATTTATTTTATTATCTCTATCTAATGCATATTTAGTATAATCACAATTATAAGAAATAATTATTTCATCATATGTGTATAATAATTTATTAATAATTATTTCTAATATTTTAATAGGATTTCCTTTATATAAATTTAATTTATTATTTAATTGATCATTTAGATCTAATAATGATTCACACATAAATTGTATTGCATTATTAGATCTATAATATTTATTTTTATTAGTTATTTCTATTTGATTATCATCTAATATAAATATAGGTATTATATATTTACATTCTTTAGATAATTTTATTAAACCTAAATTATCTTCTAATCTTAAATCTTTTCTAAATATAAATATACCTATTTTATTCATTATTATATTATATTTATTATAATATATATTAAAATGGTTGAATTAATTATATTTATTTTTATTGTAATATTATCATTAATTGGATTTTATAATAAAAATAAATATAATACTGATACATTAATGATAAGTAGTAATATATTATTTATTTTATATGGTACTTTTATGGCTATTACAAAATAAAAAAATAAAATATATTAAACTAAAATATATTGAAACTCATTTATATATAATTTTTGTTGAACTCTAAAATAATTTTCAATAATTTTAATATCATCTTCAAATTCAATTAAAGTTTCCTTAATATTATATAGTTTCCAATTTTTATTAAATGATTTTTTCCATTTATTAATGTATACTTTTTTTTGATAACGTTGATAAAGTTTAGCATTGATTGGATTGGTTTGATTATTCATTTTGATTATATAGTAAAATATTAATTAATTCAATTTTTTTTATTTAAAGATTTAAATTATTAATAATAAAATGTCTATAAATATAGAAGTAAATAATGAAAATATTCAATATTTATCTATAGTCAATGAAATTAATAAAGATGATAAAAATAATTTTTTAAATTATATTTTAAATTTAGGATTTCAAGAATATATTAAATTAAAAAATCTTAATTTTAATAATACTTTTTTATCTAATAATTCTTTAGATAATAATATATTAAATAATTTAGATATAATTATCGAAAATAAAACAAATAAATTATTTAATTTAATTAATGAGATAAAACAAGATACTATAATAGAAAAATCTAATAATATTAAGGGTATAACAGGTGAAAATATTATTTTTGACTTTTTTAAAGTAAATTTTTCTAATTATACTTTAGAAGATACTTCGCAAATACCACATTCGGGTGATTTAAAAATATTTATACCTGAAATAACTGAAAATGTTTTAATAGAAGTAAAAAACTATAAAAATACTATCGATCAAAAACAAATTGATAAACTTTATTATGATTTAAATTATACAGGTATAAATTATGCTATATTTATATCTATTAAATCAAATATAGTAAATAAAAAAAATAATATAGAATGGGAACTTAAAGATAATAAAGTTGTTATTTTTATATCTAATTTTACTAATGAATTGTTATTTTTAAGTATATATATATTAACAAATTTAAATTCATTAATTAAAAATAATAAACAAATTAATAATAAACATATTAATGAAGCTGAATTATTATATATGATTAATAATATTTTAATTCAAAAAAATACAATTAATCAATTAAAAAATAATATTTTATCTTTACATGATAATGTTTCAAAAGATATTTTAAATATTTATAATCTAGTAATTAAGTATGAAAATGAATTATTTTATAATATTAATAATTTAAAAGGAATAATTAATAAAAATATAGACAATTATAATAAACCTATAAATAATAATGATATTATACATCAAATACAGGAAATAATAATAAATAAAAATTTATTAAATACTATAGAATTAATTATATCACATTTTTTAGATACACATTATATAGAAATTATAGATAATAAAAAAATTTTAATTAAAAAAAATGAAAATATATTATATACAATTAAAATTTTAAAATCATCATTAAATTTAATTACACACGATAATATAGAAATTAAAAATATAGATATAAATAATTGGAATAAAATTATTAAAATTTTTTAATAAAAATTTATTTATATATATATACTACCATATTAAAAATTATATAATCTATTAAAAATGGTTGACCGTGCTATTAATAATATTAATTTAAGCTTTTCTGCAAACACTTCTACTATAATACCTGATTATCCAAAGTTTTTATCCACTAAAAAAACTTATCAGCCTAAATCTAGAAGTTTAAAACAAAGATCTAAATCTAGATCGAAACGCAGAACAAAATCTAGATCAAAAAGTTCAAAACGTA